AATCTGAAGCGTTTATGGAGGTTAAGGCTGTTATGACAGATTCACCTACAGCAGATAGCACAGCAGTACCTTTATTTTTAGGTACATAAATATTACATTGGATAGCACCAGCGTAATATGTAGCGGATGCTCCCTGTGCCTGAACAGTTGATTGACTGAAAGTTATTGATACAGATATGTAAGTTACGTTTTTTCCAGGTATAGTCTGTGGAACATTATCATAGATGATCTTTATTGTTGGATCAGTGTCACTAACTGAGTCTGTGATAGCTTTTTCAAAAGCTGCCCTGGCGTTTACTAAGGTCATATTTTCTTATACCTTGAACCCTGTGCTGGTGATTCTCTTCCTGGTGATTCTCCTAAAGGAAGAACTTGAGTAGCAGCTATTCTTAAGTCAGGCTTACGGCTGAACACTATTTCAGCTATATCCTTTAGTTTTTCAAAATAAGGAAGTATGTTGCTGTTGTCAGAGCCTAAAGCATATCTAGCATATTCAGCTTTATTACCCACAAAGATTGTCTGTCCGAACTTAAAACGAGGTACGGAAGTATATCTTGGTCTTACTATTGGACTTCTTTTTAATTTCCTATCCAAGTCTGATTTTACCTGTGTCCAGGGTGGTTCTATAGGATCTGTAGGCTGTGGCCTTGTTGTATCAGCCGTCCAGCTTGAAGCAAGGAAACCTGTATATTGAGGACTCTGACCTGGCAAGTCTGACAAAGCTCGTCTGACAAAAGCGTTAAGTGAAGCGTTTAACTCTGCTTTTGTTTCTTTTCTTATGCTATCAGTTATGGGAGTGTTACTCATTAGAACCTAACTAATAATGTGAATAGATAAGTTTGACCACCTTTTTTGGTGTCAATAGTGATTATCTGTGCAGTCCTGTTGGCACCTGCATAATTTAATATTATCTCATCTGCTTTATTTGGCTGGTTATCTCCTATAAGATCAGGTGTTATGTAAATCTTTGCTTGTCTTATCTCCAGTGAAAGATCATCTTCTGATCTTATAAATTCAATAGGTACCTTTAAATCTGAAAAAGTAGTGTTTACGCTTACCTCCTTTCCAGTATTTATGTCATAGCTTGACTGTCCTTTTCTTATATAGGAGATTGTCGTATCTAAGGAAGCACCTAAATCAGAGACTATCTGTTTAGCAACATTTTTAAATAAGCTGTCTAATTGTCCTGCCATTATCCTCTAACCACTCTCATCTGAAAACTACCTGCTCCACCCAACATATATGCTCCGAGATAACTTTGGAGCCACGGGTAAACATCCATAATATTGTTTATAGAACCAGTTCCCTGACTTTCTGTGTTGTACTTAACCTGCAAGTCACCCAGTTTGACTTCACTAAAATTACCATCTTTTCCAGTAGTACCAGTGATAGCTCCAGTATCATTTGCTAATGCTCTTGCCAATTCAAACTGTGCATACTTGATGTTTTGAGGAATAGCAGAACAGGCAAGTTCCACTCCATCGACCTGGTAATTATTTCTTGGAAACTTTAATGCCTGTCCAGAATCACATCTATCTCCATAAAATACAAATCCATCAATCCATCTGGTAGCTGATATTAGTGATCTATTCTTTTGGTCGTCAGTCTTATTTGTCCAAGTGCTTGAATCTGGAACGGTTTCAAAGTAGTTGTTAGCTTCAGTCAGAGTGACATAGCTATTAGCATTTGCTCCTTTTATAGTTGCATCTATAGTGGCTGCCACGATCCATAAAGTAATTTAGTTTTATTGTAGCGTAAAGAAAAAACCCCACCAATAATTGATGAGGTTTTTAATGACGACATTCTCCAACCCCTTGAAGAATAACTTAATACTACTAAGCAATAGTAGAAGTATCAAGAGGTGAGTTGACTG